GCCATTGTGTCCTCACATGCGAGTTAAAGCATATCTGTCTGCATGTCGTCAGCCGGGGCTGTCAGATATGCCGGAAAATCCCGGAATGCTGTCAATATACACGATTGACAACAAAAGAAAAGGGGGCCGGAGCCCCCTTTTTCTTACCCCATATTAGGCTGGGGTGTAGCCTTCAGAGCCCCAGATTGCGCGGGGATCTGACCAGCCGAACGAATAACGCTCACGGGCCTTGTAACGAACGTTGCCAGTATCGAAATCGCCTTCGAAAGCGGTCTTGATGTTGGAACGCTGGAACATCTTCATGCCGTTAGGCGCGTCGGTCATCAGGAACCATGCGTCTGGGTCGGTCAGGAAGTGGTTCACGAAGTAACCTTCGGGGACCATGCCCATCGACTTGATGGCGTTGATGTCGTTATCTGCGGTTTCGGTACGCAGGGTCGATTTCATCAGGCGCTCTGCGGTAAATTGCAGTTCCTTAGGAATGATCATGCGGCGAACCGAGAGAGCGACCTTCAGGCCACGTTCGTCGGTGAAACCTGCTACGTCGATGATACCCTGCTCCAGAGAGGTCTCATTCAGGTCGGCAGCCGTTGTAGGCACGTTGCTGAAGTTAGGACCCAGAGCAGTTGGGTGTGCGCTGTTGCACAGCGACACGCCGTCACCGCCGTTGTAGGCACCAGTGGTGTTGAACGCATTGTTCAGCACCGAAGCGGCTTTCACCTGCTTGGTGTAGGCCATGGAACGAGCCAGTGCTTTGGTGTAGCGAGCCGACAGACGGTCATAGAGGTTGTCCTCGATAGCCTCTTCAGTCAGTGCGAACGCCAGAGCGACGGTCTCGTGGGAATAACGAGCAGTGAACGATTCCTGCGCGGAATCATAGCTGACACCAGCGCCTTCGTTCTTGGTTGGGGCTTCGCCGAAGCCGGTCAACATGACCTCTTCTTCAAAAGCACGGTCCGAGGATTCAATCGAGAAGATTGCCTCATGCTCGTTTTCATAACGCTTGTACTCCATCCCGAACAGAGCGTTCAGGCCGGGTTCTAGCTCTTTTACGAGTTGCGAACGGGAAATAGCCATGATTTAGCTCCTATTAGGTCAGGCCAGCAACACCAATGCTACCGTACTGATGCGCATTGATCTTTACGATAACCTGAGTGAAGTTTTCACCCAAAGAATTGTTTGGAATGTTGTACAGACCAACAATCTTCAGGACCAAGGTATTTGTGGTGAGGATGGTGGAGGAATCGAGTTCCATAGCCGAAACACCAGTTACCGAGCTACCAGCGGTAGAAGTAACAGCAGCGTTCTGACCAATATCTGCCTGAACCACATCTTCATCAGCCTGAACAACGAACAGCTGATTAGGATCATCCAGCACTTCAGCGACGATTTGACCTGTCGTGATGTTCACCGAACCGGGGTAGTAGTTACTCCAAGTTGGTTTGCCAGAGGTTGGATCAACATAGCTGCAACCATTAAATACGCCAACAGCAGTGGCGTGAGTGCCACTAACGTACTTAACGAGATAGCCAGCAACAAGGGTAACTAGGTCACCCTGATAAATAGCGCCCGATTGGTTGTCCGCGATGATGTAACCGTACTGCTTCTGTGCACCAGTAGCAGACAAGTTACCCATAGGGCGGAGACCATAGGCTTTATCAACGTTTGCCATAAATAGCTCCTAAAGGGTTATGTAGTCTTAACGACTACCAAAAGTAGTGCGAGAACTCCTTTCGGGGTTCTGGATACGCATTGTCGAGTGAGCGTTTTCACGCATCAACTCATTGTCTACTGCGTGAATTTGATCCCGCGCCTTACTAGCGTAGTGAGCATTGCGTTCCTTTAGTGTTTCAACAGGGATTCGAGCAAGCATCAGACCGCCTACCGAGACCACACCAGCGTGTTTGCCATCCTCAATGGTTGGCAACGTGTTGCGATACTCTTCAGGAAGCTCTTCATTACGCACCAATTCATAGCCTTCACGAAGACGGCCATAAACGTGCTGCTTGTCTTCAAACCCATTGATCTCTGAACGAATCCAGCGATGCTGGTAGCCTTCAGGGGCAGGGGGTGCATCTAAGCGCGAGGGAGGAGTCCAAGGCTTGCGACGCGCCTCTTTTTCGCGGTTTGCGCGAGGAGCGCGGTCGATAGTAAGTTTGTCTTGGCTCATTTTTTACTCCTTCACATATTTAGCGTACTCTTCAAGAGGTACACCCAGTTTCTTTGCAATAGCAATTTGACTCGGTGATAGTTTCACCGAACGGCGTGCGCTACTTATACCCGAACTACGGGCAGCAGGAGCAACAGCGGGCACGTTCTGCCGTTGTCTCTGTGAAGTTTGTTGGACAGCTTGGAATCGGTGAGGAAACTCCTGTTTGATCCTGTTGTCTAATTCAGTATAGTACTCGTCTGATTCCGGGTCAAATCCTTCTTCTTCCACCATAGTCGCATGGATTCCCCATGCTGCATAGGTCATGGTCTTGTCTTTGCCAAACCATTCATTCTTAGCTGCCCATGCATCCGCCTTAGGAGAAGGAGCCGGAGCCTGCTGTGGCTGCTGACGAGGAACCTGCTGAACCTGCTGTTGAGGAACTTGTTGCTGAGACGGCTGCTGTTCCAGCCAATCACGAACTTGGCGCTGCTCATAGGCTAATTCCATCAGCCTTTCCTGCGCTTCTGTCTCTGTGTCAATATCGCCCTCTTCCCGCGCCCGCCTGATGATGGCTTTGAGCGTGGCCGTCTGCGTTTCCATGCGGGTTTTGGCTTCGTTCAAGCGGCTGGTATCTGTTACTACCAGCTTTTGCTCCAACTCTTGCGCCTTGGCCTGAACACTGCGAGCGTATTCCAAAGCAGCCTGCTCGCGGCGTTCTGCCTCCCGCATTTTTGCTGTCAACTTTGAAATACGGCGCTGGACGTTCTCACTGACGTTGTCCAGTTCATCACTATGCTGTTTTTGTGTGTCAGGAGCAGGAGCTTCCGCAGACGTAAGGATCGTGGACTCTTCCTTTTTGTCTTTTTCAGAAGACTCTTCCTCCAAATCCACCACTACGGCTTCTTCGCCTTCTCCAAGGTCGAATTCCAGCTGATTGTCGGGTACTGTATTAGTCATCATCGTCCTCACATATGCAGAATGTCTTCTGGGTTGTTAATTCGAGCCAAGATTTCGTCATCGTTGAGAATCCGAATCTCGCCGCCGTCCAAGCCAATACGCGCACCCGCGTAACGGCCAAAAATCACCCAATCTCCCTTCGCGCACCACGCACCGTTGGGGAATTTTGCTTCATCCTTGTAGGCAAGATCACCCACGGCCAAAACGTAGCCACAAACGGTGGTCAATTGCTGCTTTTCTCGGGTTTGGTCGGACAGAACAATGCCGCCCTTGGTTTTTTCTGCCCCACGGTAAGGGAGAATGATGACGCGCCAGCCTGTGGGCTGGGGAATGCGGTCCACAACGGACTCTTGAAGGTTTTCAACAGATAAACTGCCATCCTCTGAATAAGCATCATCTAAAGAAGGAACTTTTTCCTTCTCTTCTTGTGCCCATTTCTGCTCCAACGCGGTTTGTGTCATGGTGCTAAGTCCTTATGAGTTGGGATTTTTCTTTAAAAGGTCCAAAACTTCGTTTTCAACGAACTTGTAGCCTTCAATCCGACCCATCAAGAACTTGTAGTGCTCCATATCCTTCACGCCGCCCGCAATTACCATTTCTTCAGATTGTTTCCGAAGCGTACGGATGGCATAAAGTACTTTTTCTGTAAATTCGAGCATGGATTACTCCAAGTTTGCAGACAGTACCGGCCCTGTCTGAAGGCTACACGTGCATTATGCACATTTTGTTATGTAATGGCAGTACTTTTTAAGCAATTTTAACCTTTTTGAATGCATCTTTCCGGTAAACGTAGCTTACCCGAGGGTCGCTCACTGTTTCACGTGGAACATTCTTGACCTTACCGGGCTTGGTTTCACGATAAGTTGATGGCTTACTGGGTTTTTTGGGCATTTCGGCCTCCTTGTTGTGCCATTTTCTGCTGGTTTTGGGTTAATTTGGCCATCGTAAGCTGCTCCGCCTGCTGGAGACGCGCCTGATCCATGGCCACATCGTTCTGTTCACGCTGCTGATCAAAGGATAGCTTGGCCTGATCAATCTGGGCGTTCATTTGATCCCGCTGTGCAGACTGTGCCAGTTCCTGTTTCTTCAGTTCAATCAAGGGATCAGGCTGCTCCTGCCCTGCGCCAGACAACTGATCCTGAAGCTGCTTGACCTGCTGGAAGAACTCTGCACATCTCAACGCCACCATTGCCTCACGTTGGAGCGGAGACACCAATCTATCTGGGTCCATGCCGTATTGCCGGAACAATTCAGCTTCCACCTGCTCCTCGGCCTTCTTGCTAATGTGATCAAAAATGTGCTTCTGGAGCGAAATAGCCACATTGGGCATTGACGCAACAATTGGGGACAGACCAAACAACAGGTGGCTCATAATGTGAGCGTCATGCTGCTGCCCCGCAAATGCCTTCAGCGGAGAACCATCCAGCGCCTGTGCGTTCTCGCTTGTTGGGTCCTTGGGCTTATCAATGTCCTGACTTGTTAGAATTGCATCTACATCTCTAACTCCAATCGCTTCATACATACGGCGATAGGCTTCATACATGTTGTGCATTTGGGGTGCAGATTGGGCAAGCTGGAGTTGCGTTTGCGCCATAGTGATCCGCTGCGCCACCGAAAAAATATTGGGATCGGACACCGGCAGAACGTCGATTCGATCATCAAAGTCCTTTTTCTTGATCTTCCGAGTCTCGCCCGGGACATCATAAGGATACTCATCCGGTAAGTACTCGGCAAATCCTTCTGCCAATAGTTCAAACTCCAGCTTCTGGCTGTAGTGCAGTCGCTTGTGGACCGCCGACATGACCGAAGAACCCTTCTCCAGCAACGCAATCGTGGTACCTACCGCAGCATTTTGATTGCTGTCACCTACCTGCAAATCGGTGATCGAGGCCATACGGCGACCGGCATCCACGCAAAAACCCATCAGCGCAAACAGGGTCTGGCTAGGCTCCTTATACGGCAGTGGCAGCAAAGACTGCTGCAAATCCAAGCCGCCCGCATCAATATCTCGCCATTCGCCCGGCGAAATCGGCACATCGTCATTCTCGATTCGAGCGCCCTTGGCCTTAAAGCCCGCAGGTAGATTGTTCAACGTACCCGCATCGGTCAGCTGGCGCAGTGCAGCAGATGCCGTCTTTGACAGACCACCAATCAAATGCAAAAAGCCCAAGCCATACGCACCGGGGCCTTGGACTAACAGGTAATGAATGTAGTATTCCTTGCGCTTCTTCTCTTCGTTGCCTTCTTTCCAGTTCCTGCGAACACCGATAACCTTCTGCGATACCTCATCAATCGTAATGATGTAGGGCAACTTGATGCCAGTAGGCTCACCCTCCTCATCCGTGTGCTCAAAGCCTTCCAAGTCATAATCCACTTGGAACTCCAAGAACATCATTTCCTCTTCGTCCCCTGACGGTGTTACCCCAGTGACTCGCTTGTCCCTTTCATCCTGAACTTGCGTTGTCTCTTGTGCATCAGACTCCTGTGCCCCGTCCAAATAAATCCCACGTACTACCGCCTTGCGGTAGGTGTTGGTGGACATAGGGAAGCGGTAGGTAATGCGCTCGCATTCAGCCATTACTGACGAGCCGTTATACGGGATATACAGGTTATCCGCCGGGATCATCTTGCTGACCATGCGGCCCTTGTCATAGTCGTAGTAGACCTTCTTGAACGCCGAGCCACCGTAGCCAACATAGAACAGCATTTGATCAAAGTCCGGGGTGTATTCCGGCATCTTGGTGGTGATCTGGTAGTTCATGTACTCCTTGACCCGCTGCGCTTGGGCCAAACGCTCACGCGTCTCCTTACCCAGTACCTGCGTACGCACGGGCCCGCCCGCGGGCATGAGTTCTTTCAATGCCTGTGCTTGGAACTGAATAATGGCCTCTGACAGCAGTGGGTGGTACACGCCACACGCGCCCTTGAATGGTTTGGTGCGCTCCTCCATTGAGAAGCCAAGCAACTCAAAACCCTTGGCATACTGCTCTTCCCACTGCTCCCGCGAAGACTTATCCGCCTCAAAGAGCATCATAAGATCATTCGAGATAGAGGTCAGGACTTCGTCCGGCAAAACCTCTGCAAGGTTCGCGTCGAACGGCACATCCGCATCTTCTTCCTCGCCAATATTGACGACAACGCTGCCATCTTCTTCAAGCTCGATTTCAATCTCTGGTGGCTCACCTTCGCCTTCCAGCATGATTTCAATATCTTCGCCCGAAGGCAAACTGTTTACGCGTTCTATTGGCATGGTCTAACCTTTAGATAAACTTTCTGTTATCGGAGTCTTGTTTATCGACAAGGCCCCCTTTATTAAAGCGGATGCCTTGGTTTAAGACTTTTTTCGCGGTGCTATCATCCCATACAACGCCCCAATGAGAATAAGGCGTGTTGAATGCATCATACAATTCTATTTGTCGTATATCGAAGCCGGGGCCTAGATCCTTTACTACTTGCTTTAGGTTTGGATATAACTTCTCATACAACTGCGCTTGCGCTGACTCTTTACCGGGGAAAGTAACCGCATTCACCCCGCGTTGCATAGCCCCGCCTATGGCATTTTTGATCATCATTTGTTGAAGAACCTGAGGGGACCCCTCCATCCCCGGGAAAGCTTCTTCTATGTTGTATTTTCCAAATCCTGATCTTGCCCTTAATTTGCCTTCTCTACTTGTAAGTTTCAAATATTCCACTAATTCTTTTTCAATTTCTGGGTTTTGTTTGATGATCTTTGTGATCTCTTCTGACTTTTCAGTGGGAGCAGTAGAAGGGAAAGATGCCCTGATATGGTTTATTTTTTCTGCCGCAGATTTTATCCTCTTGTCGCTATTTACAATGTCATCTACTTTAGACTGTAGCTTTGCCATCTCTGCAATGTCTTTTTGCCTATTGCCCGACTTTGTACCTTCTTTAAAAATATCATCAAACAGATCTGATTGAAGTTCAATCATGTGCATAACCTTTGTCTCACCTTTATCAGGGAGATTAACGGTATGGTCTACAAAACGAGAAAACGCAATTGGAGTTCCCTTGGGGGTCAAAGACGTATGCTGGCCCTCATATAACGAGGTTTTTTTCAGCTCTTTAGCCGCCGTTTCCATCTCTGGACGAACATTGTCGTTCAAACGGGTAAATGCGCCTCTTTGAACTTCCAGAATTTCCTTCATTCTATTAGTTGCATTAGTCTGAAGTATTTTTAAAAACTCGGCAGGATCCAAAGATTTGTCTGGAATATCTATATCATAGTCTCTTAGCTTTTTATCAGCGGCTTCTTGAACAGCCTTATTTGCATATTCCTGTGCTTCTGGGAAAGTAGCTTTGGGGTTTTTCTTAAAATACTCATCAATAGCGGGCCTCCATTCTTCTTTTGTTGCCGGATATTTATATGCCTTGTAGGCACTATCTATTTCTTCCGAAGAACTTTTCGCCCTTTTTGTTACCTCTTGGAATAGATCCAATTCTGAAGATAATTTTGACAAAGACTTTGCACTAGGGAGGCCTTGAATAATATTTTTTAATTCCGCTATGCGCTCTGGAGTTACCTCATCAAACCTAGAGCTATTGGTCAAAGAAGTTAAACTTTCCAACGCATCTTTATTGGCTGCATCTCTATATATCTGGTCCATCGGCGTATCAAAACGCAGGTTTACCACACCGACAGGCTGATCAGAATAGACGTTATCTTGAGAAGCCCATCTGTCCATTTTCTGGGGCTCCAACACATAAGTTTTAAGCCTGCTGGTGGGATATGACGACTGAACTCTTGTGAGTAACTCGTTGGGCAACACGCGGGCAGTATCAGGCAAATCCGCCAATGCCTCAGATACTCGGCCTACTTCGTAATCCCTAAACTTTCCCTTCATCTGGCCAAGCAATTGTTGCTTAGTCACTGGATTCTTTTGTGAGGCAACAAAGTCATCTACCCTGCTTACAAACAAAGAAGACTCGGGGACTTCCATGAGCGCTTTTCTGCTTTCACTAATAATTCCCATAGGCTGTGCCGCAGGAGCCTTGCCCATTAAAACTGATTCCACTTGCGGGCCTGATTCTTTCAGCGCCTTTAATGCCGCTTTTGCTGTGGGCTTGGCCGCTTTCAATGCAATGGTCGGATCAATGGCCGTGCCTATCTCAACGAACCCCTGCGCTTCCTTTGTTGGCGCAGTCAAACGTTTAGGCAAATACTGGCGCTCTACTTCTTCACTGGTCGCGAACCGCCGTGCTTTGTCGTCGCGAAATATGGATTCCACATCTCCCACCACGCCCGGTACACCAGCCACGGACCCCCGAGCCAACGATTCAAGGTTACTTACGCCCCCCATACCAATGCTCTTAAGTAGCTTTAATGCCTCACGTGCATCACGGACATCGGGCATCTTCATGTTGCGAAATGCTGCGCGTGTGTCTTCCGTAATAGGGCCAGAATCCGCTACTTCACCGTAGATAGGAGAACCCTCGGCACGTTTGACGGGGGAATTAAAAAGAGGCGTAACATTAACAACTGGATCAACTGTAAAATCGACCTTTCGACCCGTGCCCGGCGGCATGTGCCTACCCCCGTAAATACGAGCTTTGTTATATAGCCCCGAACTGCTAGACACATAATCCCCCATAGTGTCAGAAGTTATCAACCGACCTTCTTCTCTTATTGGATTGAAATCATATTCATCTGTTATTCGATACGCTTTTTTCTTTGGGTCATATTCGTAGTTAAACTGGCCCAGTGATTTGTTTACAGAAACATATGGATCTAACTGGCCGGAAAGAACAGATTGTTCATCTGCCACCCGTTTGCTAACGTCGTAATCCTTATATTGAATTGAACCTTTGTCGCCCCCTTTGCGCCTAATCAATTCAGCAATTGCCCTTTGCTCCTGCGGATTAAAATATTCTGCGGTTATTGGATCTCGTCTGTTTTTAAACCCAAAGGTATCCAAATAAATTTTGTGAGCAGCTGACATCTTCTGCTCTTTTTCAGCTGCTGATTTCTTGGAGGACAACGCACCTTCAGCTAACCGTGCAGCATCATACATATGAATTAACCCACTGGTTGTAATATCGGCAAGCCTTGCTCCCGCTTGTTGCCGAAGCGTGGGGTTTAAGCTGTCCATGTATTCTTCATATGTGTAGGTGCTTCCCCTTGGTTTAACCTCTCCTCCTATCGGCGAACCCTCGGCACGGCGCACCACACCACCATTTGCATACCCCGCATACCCGGGCATTATTTCGCGGGGATCAATCGTTACATCAACCGGACGACCCTTGTTGCCGATAAAAGCACTACCGGCACGACTAGGTAAAGTAGAAATCCCATAGCTAAAAGTAGAGTTAGGTCTCAACTCATTCGGTTTATCCAGTGGGTTATGCAGTGTATCCATCAACAATGCATTCAATTTTTGCGCGGTGGACATACCTTCATACGCCGAACTAGGACGCTGGTGCATCTCCTTGACTAAGTCATCCGCAAAATCATACTGCTCTTTAATGTTGATCTTTCCTTCAGGCGTTGTCTCGTACACAAAACGACCTAGCGTATTTCGTATCGCGCCTTCTTTACCCAATGTCGAATCCCTCAGATTCTGTACAGGCGCACCTACCTTGCCTGTAAAAGCATTTGGATAGTCACCATAAAATACGGTGCCTTTACCTGACAAGAAATACGCATCCTCTGCTTGTCGCTTTTTATAACTCTCTTCCAAATCCTTCATCGTCTCTGGGGAAAGTTTTGTATACTTTTTCTGAAGCACTTGTTTTCGTGCTTTTTGTCTAATTTCTGCTTCTGTTATATCCGCCAGACCCCGCTCCTGCATTCTTGTTCTACGGGCCTTTTGAATTGCATCCAATATCTGACGCTGCTCATCTGGAGAAAAATCCTGTTCCGTGATCGTAGAAGCTGCGCGTTTATCCTCTGGCATCAACGCCGTTTCAGCAAACAACCGAACCTGTGCAGGAACCGCACTCTCATACATCCGGCGAAGCATGGACTTGGCTTCCCCACCCTCTGCCATCATGACAGGCTGCTCTTCCCCAAAGGGCGACTGATACGACAAGTCAAGACCCGCTAATGGCGACGTACGTGCAGGCTCCTCCTGCTCCAACGTAGACTCTTCCCTTGCTATCTCCTCTTCACGCCGCGCTAAATACCGCTCAGAGATAGTCTCATCATCGTCATACTCATCATCGTCATCACGAGTATCTGCCAATGCCATTGCAGCAAACGCCGCCTGATACCCCGGACCCATACGCTCCATGTCCGCACGGGTTATCTGATCCTGTTGGGGCTGCGCGGTCCGCGAGGCAAGTTCCAACGTCGATCCCGGCTTGTCCTCCCTCTCCACCTTCTTCATCGACGGCGCAGTCTCCACGCGCTTGGGAGAAGTTTGCGGAACCCTCGCCGTAGGGGCTATCCCTAACTGACCCGTGATCCGCGATACATAATTCGAAGTCTCTTTAGGCAACGCATTAAAATTGGCCCCCGACTTTAGCCAACGGTCCGCGTTCCCCGGACCCCAGTTGTATGCAATCGCAGCAACCGTGGGATCATTGTTATAACGCTTCAACATCACGGCAGCGTAATCCCGACCCACACGCGCAATCTCATCTGGGCTATTATCTTTAGCAGGGCGAACACCAAATCCGGGGTCTGTTATCGTCCCCGGCATTACCTGCATCTCACCCTTGGCACCCTTTGGCGAAGTCAGCAACTCCCCCGACTTACCATACCGCTTACCCAAACTCTCCGCCTGCATTACCGCTGCAATAAACTGGGAGGTCATATCACGCGACTCGGAGCGCGGAGCCTGTTGGGGAGCAGCAGAAGGTGTGGAGAATTCTTTAAAAATTTGCTGGTACTGCGGACCGCGCAAATGCAGACCCATCGGATCTTTGGTGATATCAGGGAACCGACTAACCAACGGACCCATGTACGGCAAACCCTTGCGCTTGGATAAATCAGCCAAGAATTCATTCTGGCCTGTCGTAGGTTTGACCTTGGTCCCCGGACCCACGCCCATCAATATCGGATTGCCACCCTGCTGACGGACAAAATCAACCTGCTCTTCAATAAACTTCCGCTGCTCGGGAATGTTCGGCATCCCTGTGCCAATAAATACATTGCGCCCCGACAAGCTATTATTCTCACCGTAACGGCGGAGCATCCCCAAAACTTCCTTTGGCCCCGCACCCACAC